AGTTACCGCGCGCCTGAACCTGACCAGCAAGCAACGCGCTGACGGCATCAGTACGGAGCTTTACAATCTGAAGTTTCCGAAGGTGTTGCAACCACCAGGTCACGTGACCACCAAGCTACTGGCCACCATCCAACACCCAACCACAGGACAGTGGGCGGTGGTCGGTGACGATACCCTGACGATCCCGGTACACCCACAGCGGGACGTGACTGCGCTGGTGGCTTTGTTCCCACAGCTGGAAGTTGACGAACGTGCGGCCATGACCTACTACATCGCAACCAATGACGTGGTGGCGTTTCAGTATCTCATGCCCGCGGCCTCAGAAGTATTGACGCAAGAGGAAGCGGAAGCGGCAGGATGGTTCAGCGATAGTCCTTAATTTCATTTCATGGATTTCATCATGGAATACTGGGCTGAGCTGCTGTTAGCAGCTATGGCCTTCGCTAAGGTCGTCGTGAACTTGACGCCTAGCATTAAGGATGACAGGGTCTTTGCTTACATGGATCTGTTGTTCAACGCTATCATCGCCAACAACACAAAAGAAAAGAAGTAATGGCCATCCTCAATGGAACTGTGTTTCTGCTTAAAGTAGCAGGTACAGCACTGCCCGATCAGACAGAAGGAAGCATTTCCATCAGCATGGAGACGCGCGACATCACCACTAAAGACAGCACAGGATACCGTGAGCTGTTGGGCGGTCTCAAATCAGGCAGCATCAGCGTGTCCGGATTGGTTGACGAAGACGGTGCAGGTGGCGCAGGTGGAACACTGTTCAACACACTTGACGCTCGCACGGCTGTCGCTTTGGTCTTTGGTTTTGACGACACTTCCGATGACTACAACTACACTTGCAACGGCCTCTGCACAAGCTTGGAGGTGAGCGGTAGCACAGAGGACAACGTGACCTACAGCGCCACGTTCGAGATTACCGGAGCCATCACGCAAGTCACCGCCTAATGAAGATTGAGCTTAGCGGCAAAGAGTTTCATTTGCGTTGTGACATGCGCGCCCTGGCTAACGCCAAGCGCGAATCAAACATTGACATTAGCAACCTCGGTGACGACGTTGTAGATGTCGGAACGTTTGTGTTCTACATGGCACAGAGCGGAGCGAAACACGCAGAGGCATCGTTTAAGTACAAGCTTGACGACTTCCTCGGTCTGATCGAGATGACTGACCTTGAACCTTTGGGCAACGCCATCAGTGAATTGATGGGCGCGGGCACGGAAAAAAAAAGGTAAAGCGGAACCGCTAACCTTCGAGGATTGCTTACAGATAGGGTTGGGCCGGTTGCGGTTCAGCCCTTCTGTGTTTTATGACATGACGTTCATTGACTTCTGCGCAGCCGCACAAGGCAACGCCAAGCATGAAGAACAATTGGAACAACGGGAGTGGGAGCGCACCAGGTGGCTGGCCACGATTATGATGCAACCGCATTCGAAGAAGGGTCAGAGTATCAAGCCGCGCGACCTTGTTATCTTTCCGTGGGAGAAGCGAGAGAAGAAGAAGAAGCGCAGTAACAAACTTCTGGCCGACACAATCAAGCAACTAGCAAATGGCACTACTTAAGAATCTGAAAGTTGTAATCGGTCTGAGCAAAAAAGGCTTGATCAAACTTAACGCGGACCTGCGCCGCACCAAGAGCAACTTCAAGAGAAACTTTGGCGAAATTTCCGCGCTTGCGGGTAAGGCAGGGATGGCAATAGCCGCTGGCGTTGGTGCTGGCTTGACTGCTGTCATCAAGAGCGGCGCGCAGTTGCAAACGTTGAAGGTCGGCTTTCGGTCTATTATGGGCAGCGCGGAAGGTGCAGCGCAGATGGTTAGCAAGCTCAACAAGTTTACAGCGTCTACACCGTTTCAGCTTGAGGAGGTCAGCCGTAGCGCGCGACAGTTGATTGCGGTCGGGACGGGTATGGACGACGTCAATGATCGTTTGCGCATGCTTGGCGACATTGCTGCGGCGTCAGGGAACAGCATTGGCGACATTGCGGCAGCATTCTCGAAAGTCCAAGCGAAAGGCAAGGTAGAGCTTGAGAACCTCAACCAATTAGCTGAGCGCGGTATTCCAATTTTTGCAGAGCTTAAGAAGGTTACAGGCGACGCCAATATGGAGTTCGGCGCGGGTTCGGTTACTGTGGATCAGTACAACCAAGCGCTTGCAAACATGGCCAGCGAAGGCGGGTTTGCCAACAACGCGATGTCGAACCTGTCCGAAACTATCAGCGGGAAGTTTTCGACGGCTATGGACAACATCACCTTGGCATTAGGTGAATTTGCAGAGAAATCCGGTTTGCTTGAGGCGGCCACAAACATACTTGACGACTTTACGAAATCATTGCAACGGGCAAGCGCTTCGGAAGCTGATCTTGTTGCGTCACGCGAGGAGATATTTAACCTATCGGAGAAAGCCAAGACAGCGCACAAGGGCAACGCGGACGCAATCCGCGAAGAGATGAAAGCTGCCGTTGATTACGCTTTATTCATTAAGCAAAATGTCGGCGGCGTAAACGCGGAAGGCCATTTTGCCGGAGCTGCTGCAATGCTAGACGCCTTCGACGAGGCCATGGCTTTTGGTACTTTGCCCGATGCACCAGCGGTAACCGAAACCACCGCGCCAACATCACCAGCCGCCGAAGTCAAGCAAAAAGAACAATTATTAGCAGTCGAGAAGTCGCGGTTGCTAACCATGGGCATGGCTAAGGAGTTGCAAGGCACAATGGCCAGCGACATTATGGCCGCAAGTATGGCCAACCATGAGTTAAAGACAAGCATGGAGGGTGTAGCTGAAGCTGTTAAGTTGCCGCTAGACGCAATGGTTGAGCTTGGCAACTACGCGGCTAACAAACTGCCGGGCTTTTTTATGCAAGCATTTAGCGCATTGCGTGAAGGCGGTAAGAGCTTTGGCGACTTTATGTTGGACTTACTTGAACAAATGGTATTGAAACTGGCCGCAATGCTTGCCGCGTTTGCTGCTTTAAGTATTCTGTTCCCGGGATCGGCAGCGGTCAAAGGTGGGCTAGGGTCTTTCCTTGGCGCGGGTATGGGAATACCTCAAATGGCCGACGGCGGTATGTTTACAGGCGCTTCATTGGCGATGGTCGGCGAGGGCGCAGGTACGTCAGCCATTAACCCGGAGGTGGTCGCACCGCTGGACAAGCTGCGCAACATGATGGGCGGCAGTAACGTAACGGTGACGGGTAGGCTTGACGGGCGTGACATCTTAATCAGCAACGAGCGCGCCAATTTTGACCGCAACCGCGTAAGAGGGTATTAATGGCAGGAGAAAGACTATACAGCGAGTTTCAAGACGACAAAGGGACTGCTTGGCGCGTCAGTATCTATGACACAAACGCCACATGGGACGCGGCCAACGCCACGGAATTTAAGCTTGGTTCTGAAGGTTTTGTCCTACGCTACAGCGGCAACAACGAGCAAGAGCATCAGCCTATCATTGGCAGCAGTGTAGACTTTACCTTGTTTGAGCAGGTAGCCGCGCACACCCAGACGCTGGACTTGCTGTATAGTTTTGAAGAAGGGCGGTTGTTGCTCGACATATACCGCGATCCCGACGGAGACAATACAATTTATTGGCGCGGTGTCATTTTAGCGGAACAGGTGGAGCGCAATGATGAGCCGTTCCCAACAGCTGTCAACCTCACAGCCAGCGATGACCTGGGCAACCTGCAAGACATTGACTTCAGCTTGACGCTTGGCGACGTTGGCGGCAGTGGCTTATTTATTTACAAGCATCTCATTCGATGCCTCGGTGGGTTGCGTACCTACTCGCGCTTTGCCGATGGTGAACCAATACTGCGTTACATCAACGATACGGAGCTATACAGCAGCGAGGACGACCCAAACCCATTGGCCGAAATCATTGGCACCGTGCCCGTTACGGTTGACAATGACGGCACCACGCAAGCACACAGCGCCTTTGACATACTGTCAAGCCTAGCGACATGCTTCAACGCCCGCGTGTTTCTGTCTGAAGGCGTGTTCTGGTTCTGGCCTATTAACGCACACAAGCGCCTCGCCGATGGCACCAACATAGGCGCGGCTGGCATCAGGCAGTACGACAAAGATGGCGACGTTGTGACGTGGACCACGGCAGACAGCAACGCGATGAATGCGGCAGCCGTACAGAACAGCGGCACCGACTACAACAAGCTCGCGGGTCATGTCTTTACGCACTTGCCGCCCGTGCTGTCCGTACAACGCACGCGAAGGTTTAACGGCAATCAGTACCTCATGCGCGGCAATGATGACACGGTGATCACTAACGGTGTCAACGTCACGCTGGCCGATACAGACGAGACCTACACCATCGGCACCAAGTTCCGTATCAGCGGGTCCGTAGAGTTTCAAGTAACGCCAGACGCCAACTTTGTGTTCAACGAGCCCGACGGCCGCGTACATATTGAGGTGGAGTTGATGATTAACGCGGACGCGAAATACTATCAGCCGGAAGAGTGGACATCGGACAGTTCAGACAGGTACGTGGTGGACGTGCGGACGTTCGATAGGAGCTTAGGCACCAACACCATTACCGCGTACAGCTTTGTAACTGACGCGCTACCATCAGAGGAGGACGGCTTAGACGTGACGGCTGTAGTGAAGTTCTTTAACGAGTCCGGCACCGACGTCACCAGCGCATACACGTCCGACGATTTCTTCTTAGATGTCGGCGTTGAGATAGTCGACGACACGGGAAGCAACGCGGACCTGAAGACGTACCGAGCCACGCACACCAGCAACAACGTCTTTGAAGTTGATCAAGGTGAAGTCCTGTTTGGTGACAACATCGCGTTCAGCGCTCAGGGTAAGCTGAGGCACTTGGTGCCATTAGTGGAAAACGAATGGAAGTCATCGCAGTCAGCCGGTCCGCTGCCATTGCACCGGCTAGGCGTGAACGAATCGCTGGCGCGGCAGAAGTTCGCCACCAAGATTCACCGCGGCACGGTGTACGGCTTGGTTGAGATGTGGCACACGATGGAAGAGGATAGTGAATATTATGTTCCGTTCCAGCTGTCCACCGTGATGAATACGCGAGAGACTACAGTTGAACGCTACAAGGTGGCATTCGATAGCAGTAACATTACCAGCGCCGACGATGAACCACGCGCCGACGGCACGCAGAGAGCAGGACAATCGGACCTAATCAATGGCGTGGTGAACACCGTAACCGCGCAAGTGCAACAGGCTAAGCCATCCGCTGGCGGCAATCCTGACACGCCAATTGGTGGGCGTCACGTATCCCTTAGCGACTTGCAAGGTCCAGTGACGCACCGAGTGCGGACCATCACCCATCAAAGCGGCGTAAATTACACCTTCGGCGATGCCGATAGCTTTGCCTTTGTTTACATGAACGGGTACACGGGCACTAATGGCTTTAGCCGCGTGTTCTTGCCAAAGGTGGCGGACAACGAAGGGCGCATGTTGCGCTTTAAGAGTGACGGCACGATCAGCGCAACAGGCTACTATGAGATTTTTGTAAACCTTGACGACTACAGCAACGGCACGCGCATCGATGGCGCCGCGTCGTTTGTCATGCGCCGCCCATATGACGGCATCACGATCATGTGCCACGATAGTAATTGGTATGTCATCCAACGCAAAGAGAAGTGATGCAATACTTTACGCTCTCCGAGTTTGACAGCCCAGACGTACCTGGCAGTGGGTCACGCATGCAACCGCAGTTCTTAGACATGCTCGACGATGCCCGCGACCTTGCCGGCATCCCGTTCATTGTCAATTCAGGCTATCGGACAGTGGCACACAACAAGGAGGTGGGCGGCACGGCCAACAGCAGTCACCTCGTAGGATGCGCCGCAGACATCGCGGTACGGAACAGCAGCCAAAGGTTTATCATCGTGGCGTCACTGATCGCGGTTGGGTTTACGCGCATCGGTATAGGTAAGACGTTCATCCACGTGGACAATGACCAGGTCAAGACGCCAGCAGTAGCGTGGTTGTATGGCTAATAGAATCACAAAGGCCATCGACAAGGCCAGCGAAGCGGTGGGAGCGGTAGCCGACAGCAGCGGCAACAGACTGCGATGGTCCACAAAAAACACGATGGGCGGCCTGATCGTGTCGACGGCATGCGAACAGGTGGTGGTGCATGGCATCACATGGCCGTCAATTGCAATGTGTTTAGTAGGCGTTCTCCCGTTGGCGCTCAGTACATTAGAATCATGAATGACGGGGCGGATTTGTTAGCGCTGAATTTGGCGTGGTTAGGTTGGGAGCTGGCACGCTGGCAAGAGGTCATCGACTGGAGCGTCAGCGCGTTGGGTGCTGTTACGCTGGTGATACTCAACCTGTTACGACTGCGCAAGGCATGGCGTCAACACAAGGCTGTTGAAAAGGACGAAAAATAATTTTATTCCCTGCCTTAAACAGCGGCTTACTTTGGGACAACAAACAAACCCAAAATGAGCCAAGACATTTTCAACTTCCTCGCGAAAAGCGAAAGCACGGGCAGCGATTACGTAAGACTGCAAGACGGTGATAAGCGCAGTGTGCGCCTCCTGAGTAAGCCCGTAACAGGTTACGAGCTGTTCGTTGATGGTAAGCCAGTGCGCTGGAAACCAGACGCGCCACGTCCAGAACACGCGATCAGCGACGAACGCCCAAAGAAGTTCCTTGCGTTTATCGTGTACGAATATGACACCGAGTTCGGCGGCGAGGGCCGCATAAAGGTGTGGTCATTTACCCAGCGCAGTATCATCGACCAGATGGCTATGCTCTTTCGTGATGAGCATTGGACCGCATACGAGTTGGTGGTGTCACGTCATGGAAAGGGCATGGAGACCAAGTACAACCTCACGGGCGTCATGCGCCCAGTGGAGGAGAACTTGATTGCGTTCGCATCCGAGGCCGCCAAGTACATTGATCTGGACAAGCTGTTCACGGCTGACAACCCATTCACCGAGGAACTGCCCGCGCTGAGTGTGGAGGCAGTGAAGAAGACCAACAACGACCTGCCATTCTGATGTTGGATGAATTTAACATGGTCGTTATACCAGACGAGATTCGCACGCCGCAAGTGGTCAAGGAGGTCAGCCTTCTACGCCATGAGCGGTGGGCCATATTAGCCTGCTTTGACGCGCAAAACACGAAGGCGGGCGTGATGTCGGAGAATGACAGGGTTGGACTCCGTAACAGATTACGTACCATTCACAAGCGCCTTTACAAGCTGACGAAATTGGAGATTTACAATGATCAGTAAAGACGACTACTTGCCGCTGTCATTCAGCAGCTTAAAAGCGTTCGCACGCTCACCGCTGGCGTTCCTTGACTACAAACTGGCACCACGCAAGGAGACAAGCGCCATGCGGTTTGGCACTCTGACGCACCGCGCTATCCTGGAGCCGAAGGAGTACGAGACCACCACCGTGATTTGGGAGGGCCGAAGGGCGGGCAACGCCTACAAAGATTTTGTAGAGGCCAACCCAGACAAGGACATACTGACCACAAAAGAGGCCATGGATATTCGGTTGCTGGCCAATCGCGTGATGGACCACCCATACGCTGGCGAGATGATCAGCCAATGCACCGACTATGAAACGCCATTCACCATTGATCAGTGCGGCATACCTCACCGCGGCATCATCGATGGCATGGGTTCGTGGTTTCAGATGGACCTGAAGACTACGCAGAACGTCAGCCACTACGCACTTGAGCGCAGTATCTACGAGATGAAGTACTATATGCAAGCGGCCATCTACCAACGTGCCGCGGAGCTGATGGGCAGAGAGTGCACCAGTTACTTCATCGTGGCCGTAGAAAGCTCAGCACCGCACCACGTGCAAGTTGTGGAGTTGGAGCCGCACTACATCGCCCGCGGTCACCTTGAATGGGAACGGCTGCTGAACAAGTGGAAAGCGTGGGACGGGAAGAGTGCCCATAGCCACGACAGTGAAGAGGGATGGATGATGGACGCACCAGGCTACGTGCCACCAATGGACATGGGCATATGATTAACAGCAGACAGAAAGGAAAGCGGTTTGAACTGAAGATTGCCAAGGTGTGGCAGCGGATGTTTGGCGGGACGGTGGAGCGGACCGGATACGTCAATCAGAAGCTAGATGACGCTGGCGTAGATCTGACAGGCACGGACCCGTTTTACCTGCAACTGAAGGCCCACGAACGGAGCATTGACATCCACACCATCTTGCAGAAGATGCCAAAGGATGGCCACTACAACGTGGTCATACACAAGCGCAACCACCAGGCACCGATTGCGGCGCTGACGTTGGAGGACTTCTTAGAGCTGGTTGAGATGATGAAGAAGAATGGAGTACTCTAATTCTCGCATTGTAGAGCGCAACGGTAAGACCTACCGAGTGACGAACACAGAGCATTGTCAAGTCATGCCATGGGGCACGGAGGAGGTTTGCTTTAGCACGGTAAAGTGGGAACTCTTAGGGCGTCAGCAAATGGACTTATTTGATGTCTAAGACCTACAAAGCCATCTGGACCTGCGAGGAGACTAACGAGCGCGAAGTGTGGTATGTCGGAAGCAGACAGGAAGCGCAGCGGATGGTCAACCAGCACACCAAGAACGTCGGTGGCAAGCTTCTAAAGCAATACCGCAAGACTACCATGCGCCTGATCATGAAGCCGATGTTCGGCGATGGAGCGGACGCGGGATACGACACCAACTTCTTTGGTTGGGCTGGGCACTGATGGCACGTAAGCACATCATCGTGCCCATGCATATATGGGAAATTGACGAATTGAACGTCACAGAGCGTTTAACGGCCTCAATCATCTACGGGTATAGTGAGCATGGGAAGCCATGCTTTATGACCAACACGGGCTTCTCTAAGCTTCTTAGAGTATCTCGGCGGACATCATCCGCGGCCATCAACAAGCTCATTGATTTGGGCTTTGTAGAGGCGTTAGAGGGTGGAAGCAAACGCACACTAGGGTGGAAGCAATGTCACACTAGGGTGGAAGCAAATGCACACAAGGGTGGAAGCCAGCTTCTACCCGTAATACATAAGTCTAATACAAACCTTAATCCAAAACATAATAGAATGAATGATGAGATAAGAGAAGGAGAAAAGAAGCCAATGCACTGGCAGCAGGTGCGTGACTACTTCATACAGCTGATGGACAACGAGCGCAGCAACTACCGCGGGCACGTGGAAGCCTGGGCGCGGGACTTCTACAGCTACTATGACGCCCGCGAGTGGCAGACCAAGCAAGCCGCGATCACGCGCTGGCGACCCGTCGCGCTGGCATGGTACCGTAGAAGCGCCGAGAAGGTGCCGCACCGCGCAGTGAAGCCCGTTGACGTGGCCCAGCTGAGGAGCGACTACCATTGGCACGAACGCAGATACAAGCTCTACATCAAGCAAGACAAGGAGCGCCAAGCCGCGGCAGAGGTAGCCGCAATGAACCGCATTGAACAACAGCTGAAGCAAGCGCAGTCATGAGACAGAAGCCATCAACCTACCAACTACTGGCGCTCGGCTACATCGGCGCTATCGTCATGCTTCTAATCATAGCCGCGCTGTGATGCCTAGCATGCCCGACCCACCCAAGCGCAAGGCGATGCACGCCAGGCGACACAAGGAGCCGCGCTACAACTCCACCAAGTGGAGGAAGTACAGGCGCGCCTTCCTTGCGCTGTCGCCGCTGTGCGTGGAGTGCGGGCGGATCGCCGAAGTCGTCGACCACATCAAGCCAGTGCGCTTGGGTGGCGACTTCTGGCAGCCGCTTAACCATCAGGCGCTATGTCATCAATGTCACAACAGTAAGAGCGGCAAGGAGTCGCACCAGCGTCCCACCTACGGGTAGGGCGTCCTAAAAACGAGAGCGCGCATCGGTA